GGATCATTAGTTTCTAAATCGATTGCTATTTCTTTGGCACCCCGAAGATCTTTTAGCTCTTCTGGCATAACCCATTCTGTCTCTGGTGTAAACAGAGGTATCTGTGTGCTTCTCACTTGTAGTCCCTTTCAATTATCATCTCGATAAAATGAATGGCCTTCAACAAATCTTGCTTCTTGCCTTTATCTTGATGTCTGATTATGTATTTAATAGCACATCCTTCCGGGTAGAGCAACTTATTCTCCACCACAAATTTACTGGGCTGTATGACATACTTTTGGTAATGAGATCCTCCGTGCTGTTTATTCCAAACATCACCAAGTTTTACCTTGTCATTGATGACACCTTTTTTCTTAAGTTCTTTATATAATTTTTTCATAACAAATAAGCTTTATCAAAATCTCTTGGATCCAAGACGTGTAATTCACGCTTCGCTCTCGTCGCTCCAGTATAAAATAATCTATGTAATTCATCTGGGTCGTGACTAAATGTTTCGAGCGCTGCATTCGTTATGTCTTGCATCAATAAGACTTTATCAGCTTCACCTCCTTTCGCTCCGTGTATTGTTGACATTTGTATACGAGGATTTTTATTTAACGTCTCACCATTCGCCCTCATATTACGAATGTAATTCTCTGTCATAGGATCTAGTCCTTCGAATGCTTCATACCAAACACTATCAGTAACTAAACCGTGTTCAGCTCTACAATCTCTCATCAAATATTTTTGATCTGCGTGTAGTGTTTTACCTTTTCTAAATCCTTCTAAAACATTTGATCCTAAAAATTCATAAATATTTTTTATTTCTAAATAACCAAGTGATGCATTTTTACGCCAAGCTTCCCAGTTATTTAATGCTAATAATAATTTTAGTGATATGGAATTACGTCCTTTAAAAGAATAGTACCAACCTCGCAGCTCACAAACTTCTTTGACAGAATCTAAAAAATAATTTGCAGAAGATAATACCAACCAGTTACCCTCTGACATATCTACTTGTGTGATATCAGAATATCTTTTTAATATTCCTTGTTCTGTTCTAGGTTTATAATCTTTGTCAAATCTATTTTGTACCTGGCCTATGATCTTTTGTGATAGTTCGTGTATTGGCCCTCCAGGTATACGATAAGACTGATCTAATACTTTAATATCATTTACTTCTTCTTTTAAAGCTATAAAATGATCTACATCTGCACCAGCCCATTTAAATATTGCTTGGTCATCATCACCAGCTATGTAAGTTTTACCCGACTTAGCCCAAATCTTTCTTACCATTTCCCACTGCAACAAAGATAGATCCTGTGCTTCATCTATAAATAATACTTCAAAACTATTATGTTTTTCTTTTGCAATAAAATCTTCTAACAAATCATTAAAGTCTTTAAGTCCTTTTTCTTTTTTGAATCTCTTTAATTCTTCTGCTAAAAGATATAAAGTATTGCGTTCAATATCTAAAATATTTTGCCTAGAGTCGTAGTATTCTAATAAATCCATTCTCTTAACAGCAGCTGTATTTATTATTGTAAGATATTCATTATCAGAATTAAATGTACCATCGCTTTCAGAAAACTTGGCCGTCTTAATTGGTATGCCACACTTTTCTCCAAACTCTTTGTAGTCTTCAAAACCCATCATCTTTTCTCTAGTCATACCTAACTGATTAAATGCATAAGAATGTAGTGTCCTAAAAAATGCTAGATCATTTTCTGCATCCAGGCCAAACTTTTCCGCGGCCCTCGTTGCTGCTTCCGTTGCAGCTTTTTTGGTAAACGAAAAATAACCTATTTGTCTAGGCCTTATTCCGTCTTGAATAAATTGGTCTACTAGGTTTAACAACGTTGTTGTTTTGCCAGTTCCTGGTGGACCTAAAATTATCGTTTTCATATGCTTGTTTAATGCACTCCTTTGATTTTTTAGTTTGTTTGTCATCCCACAACCATTTAGCGTGACGTATTAAAATTATATTTTTTTCAGTACGCATTAAAAGTTCTCCTCTTGGTATGGTATTTTAGAGACAGAAGCTTCTGTTTGTTTCATAGTTTTTATTTTAATTAATCTTGGTTGTTGTTTTTTAATTCTAATTCTTTCTTCATTTACAAATACATCTAATTGTTTTATTAAATTACCTGTTTGATTTTTATCTTTTTCCCAATGGTTTCGTTTACAAAAGTTATAAAAATCCTCCATTCTAAAATATGTAAATTCTCTTTTCTCATCCGTGTATGGTAATTTGTTTAGTATATCATCCCAAGTTCTTGCTGATTGTCTGTTTGTTGTCCAGTCTTGTAATAATCCTGTGAGTTCATTGACTGGATCTAAAGACTCTAATGGCTCAACCTCCTGGAGCACATTCATCATTGGTTTAAGAAAATGTTGTTTCCAATCTTGTGGTTTAGGCACAGGTACAACTAAATTAGCTTGATCTAAACACGCTAATGCAAATAGTTGTGGACTATAAAGTTGTTCTGATTTTAATTGTATTCTTTTTTTATCTACACTTAAAAACCATTCTGGTGGTTTAGATGCATACTTTGTTAAACTTCCTAATACTGGCATCTCTTCTTCACCAAATCCTACACCAAATCTTTTTGTTCTACATAATCCTGATTGACATACTGCATTAATTGGTGCATCTTTACAGCGGTATTTATCATACCCTTTTCTATTTACTGATTTAATTAATTGCTGCACCTCACTATTACTTAATGGTGGGTCCATATATTTTAAATTTGCTTCTACAATTTTATCTTCCCACGCATCTGGTGCAGATTGTTTATAGTATACTGCAATATTAAATAGTGCGTTGTTCCTGGAGCCTTGTCCAAAACCTGTTGCTGCAAGTTTATTTAGACAAGGTGGTCCCATAGGAAATGCTTCTTCTATTTTTTTCTCTTCCGTTTTGATCGCTTCAACTTGTTCTTTCGTACAAGCCCAAACATCATAGAGCTTATAAAATTCCTCAAGTGTACAACCGGCGCCATTATCGTTGATAGCATAACGTAGTCCTTT